AGTTAAATGTTGTCCAATCAGCACTTGATAAGTAACCAGCTTGTGAGCCGTTTGCTTGTTGAATTGAGAAAACACCAGTTGTGTTGTTATAAGCTAAAGGACTTGTAGCACTTAAAGATGTTAAGTTAATACCTCCTAAACCAGCTAAAGTATAAGTAGGCACATTCAAAACACCAGTTGTGCTATTGTATGTTGATGCTCCGTTATTTCCAGTAGTCGTTAAACTAATTGCACCACGAGCACGAGCATCTGTATAATATAAATTTGTACCCTCTGTTACTTGTGTTGTTGTGTAGTCGCCACTTTGAGCCGTTACTGCTCCAGTTCTACCAAATACACTTGTAACTGGATAACTAATGTTTGATGTTAAAGCAATTGTTCCACTTGCATCTGGTAATGTGTAATTACGATTTGCAGTATTAGCACTTGCAATCAAAGTCATTGTATAACTATGGTCATTTAACCAAGCAATGTCTCCGTTTACATCTGCATATAAAGTTGATGAACTTGCACTACCAGTTGGAGTTCCGCTTTGATGTTTCATGTCCACATGACCAAGACCGCCAGTTCCGTTTACTTTTACTCCTCTTGCATTCAAATCCCAAGCACCCAAATCAACAGTTTGTGTTGCACCAGTATAAGGTACATACCCAGTCAAACTTGGCAAAGTTGCTAATGATCCATCTCCAGCCACATATTGACCAGATGTTCCAGCAAAGTTTACACCAATGTTTCCACTTGATGTAATAGGAGTGTTTGATATTGTTAATGCAGCCGCAGTTGATGTAATTCCAACCGATGTAACAGTACCCACATATTGGTCATTACTTGTAATAGTAAAGTTTGGATATGTTCCACTTATTGATGTAGTTCCAGCACCAGTTAAAGAAACAACTTGATCTGGAGCACTATTTGTAATCACACCAGTTGTTGAGTTGTAGCTTATGCCAGTACCAGCACTCACGGCTCCTCTTGCTCTCGCATCGGTATAATAAAGATTTGTTCCCTCGCTTATGTTTGATGTAGTCAAAGAAACTGCACCAGTAAATCCGTTCACAGAAACAACGGCATCCGTGTTGTCCACTTTTTGCCATACACCTCCGTTAAATATCGCCCAGTCGCCCACATTCCAATCGGTAATTCCGTTTAGGTTTGTAGAACCAGCAACATTCACTATGTAATACCAACCAGCCGTTCCAACGCTTGATGTTAATGTCGGAGTGTTAGTTGATGCATTCCAAGTTCCCTTGTATATTGATCCACCAATCAATCCGTTGATTTGGTTTTGTAATTTACCAAAACCAGTTAAGATTGAGTCAGTTGCTTGGATGGTTCCACCAGTGATGTTTACACCAGTCAAAACCTTTCCAGTCACGGCTGAATTTACTAAAGATGGGTTAGCATAAGTTCCACTTAATTCGCCACCAGCATTGATGCCATCAATGGTTGTTAAATATGTTGAGTTGTCGTAAGAAATGGTTGTTCCACTAATCTTAACAAATCCAGTTCCGTTTAAGGCAGCTTGTTTGTTATTGAAAGTTGTCCAATCTGTACTTGACAAATATCCGTTTTGTGATCCGTTTGCAACCTGGATGCTAAATGTTCCAGTTGTATTATCGTACAACAATGGACTCGTAGCACTCAAACCAGTTAAACTAATACCCCCAAGACCAGCCAATGTGTAAGTTGGTACATTTAAAGTTGAACCAACTAAAGTTGCTGATCCATTATTCCCAGTTGTGGTTAATGTTAAAGAACCTTGTTTGCTATTAAAAGTGTTCCAATCGGTTGATGACAAATAACCACTTGATGATGTTCCAGCTTGGCTAATAGTTACATTTCCATTAACAACCGAAATTGGAGCCGTGCCAGTGATGGCAGCTTGAGCCCTTGCCGTTGTAAAATATAAGTTTGTACCCTCCGCTAAATCTGTTGTAGTTTTAGCAGCAAAAGCCGAATTAAATCTTGCTTGAGTGTAATAAAGGTTTGTTCCCTCTGCAACATCCGTTGTTGTTAAAGTCACAGTGCCACCCAATGGAGTCAAATAGCCATTGATTGTCATTGAGTCGTTTAATAGACTTGTATTTGGGATGTCATCTAAAGCAATTATCCCAGTTGTATTTTGATAAACCACCCCAGATGTAGCATCGCCACTAATGGCATATCTCGCACGTTGGTTGGTAAAATATAAGTTAGTGTTTTCTGGTACTAATAAGGTTGTGTAATCGCCACTTTGAGCAACAATCGCACCAGTTCTACCAAACACCGATGTTACTGGAGCCGTGTCGTAATCACTCCATGTTGCCGTAATAGTTCCACCGCCTTGCTCATTTAAAGTCAAAGTCTTTGTTGTGGTTCCAGTTACAGATGCAGATGTTAAACTACGAGAATAAGCCGTATCCCAAGTTGATTGAGATGCCGTTGTTGGAATAGAATAACCACTCGCCAATCCTAATGCTAAAGTTCCAGCCGTTGTAATTGGGTTGCCACTAATAGTTAAACCAGTTGGCACACTCATATTTACAGAGGTAACTGTACCAGTGTAAGTTTCGGTATTGTTTACCCAAGCCGTTCCATTATAAACTAATGCTTGACCAGTCAAAGGATTTGAGATTGTCACATCCCCTAATTGAGTCAAATTATAGTCTCCATCTTGTGCAATTACATTGCCCACACGACCAAACACAGAATAAACCGAACTTGGCAAAGGATAACCGCCTTGAGGCGACTCAATCACAATGGTTGTAGTGTCAACGTTTATGTCGATTTGACCTTGTTGTATTGTTATCTCTGTACTCATGAAATTTGTGTTATATCTTGATAAACTACGAAATTGCCCCAAATATAAGTTTTAGTAAAGTCTCCAGGAAAGACCACAGTCATGTCGTAAACATAACCTCCAGCATCGATTGTGATTGGATAATCAACGGAAATTAAGTTGTTGTCAACTCCTCCTAAAGTTATTCCATTGCCATCACTATCTAATGTTGCAGAAACAGTTGTTGAATTTATACTTGGTCGAATTTGGATTTCACAATAAGCTCCAGTCAAATCGATTGGAACTTCGTTTGCAAATAGAGCAAAGGTTTGAGCCCAGTTATCATCTTTCCAAATTTGAATGTTGTAGTTTGCTGGTCTTAAATCAGCACTATTATTACAAGCCATAATCTTGGTATTTCTCCAAAATTACTTAATTTTAAACAATTCGTTGGCTACTCAGTTAAAATGTATCTTTCATAACTTTTATAGTCAAAGTGGGATTTATATTTGACAATACAATCATAATACTTAAGATATTCTTTGTTTAATTCATCTTTGCTAATTGGAGTCAATTTTTCTTTTACATGGTCTCGGCTTTGCTCTTTGTGATTGTCAAAGTTATTTGGGTTGTCTATGTCTCCGCTTTGCTTATGCCCAGCCAATTCCGATGGATCGGACCAATTGAAACAATACGATGGAACATACTTTTTGTTGTTTTCATCCAATTGCCCCTCATCTCTTAATTGAGTGTACCAACTTAATCCCTCATAACCAGTAACATCGGACCTAAATCCTATCTCTCTAATTCTATTCATTTTAACAATTACACTTGCCTCAAGTGTGTTTTGGACTGGCTTTATTTCCTCTCTCGTAGCAAATAGGCTTTTTTCTGGTTTCCATGCATCCATCCCATTTGACTTAATTCCATTAACCGCTTGTTCCATATGATAGGGCAAGTAAATGTCATCATCATCGGCTAACATAAAATAGTCTCCAGATGCATGAGTAATCGCATCTCGGCAAATCTGCCCTCTGTTTGTGTAAGGCAATCCAGTTTGGTAGTCTTTGTCATTGTTTACTACAATAACATTGGAGACATTTACCAACATTTCATAAGGGAACTCCATGTCTGTATTGAATATGATAAGTTCCTTGTGAGGGTATGTTTGAGCATAAAATTGAGCCAAAATCCTCCTAACACAATAAAACCTCCTATATGTAGTGCAAACAAAACTTACCATAAATAGTTAATGTTTCCATTCTTAAAATTTGCCTTATTCTCTGGACTCCATGAGTACAAAGCATGATGTCTAAAAAACTTAGTTTCCCAATAAGGAAACATGATGTATTTGATACCAATATTGTCAAGACCTTGTTTTACTAATTCATGGTCGGTCTCCCTATCAAACCCCAAAAACTCTTTCACTTTATCCCCTAACCAAGATGGACCATACCATCCGTTCTCTGGTTGCACCGAATCAAGCAAAAATTGGGCGATTTCAGCCGATTTAGACAATCCAAACACTCCGTTGGGCATTGTGTAATCATTCCCTCCATGATAGCAAAAAAAGCCATTAGATTGGCTTAAATCAGTATTATCAATAGAACCAACACAATGGAAGTCAACATCCATGTAAATGCCACCATATTTGGCAATAAGGAATATCCTTAAAATGTCGGCTTGATGGGCATAATCTTCGGCTAATTCAAACTTTTGGTATAACTCTTTTAAGTTATCTGGCAACTCTGGGATGTTGTCATTTGTCCATAACTTGTGCTCGTAGGTTTTATTTTTGTCCTTTACCATCTCTACGAATAATCTTTCACGATCTGGCATCTCGTAAGGACCAACCCAAATTTGATGTATTATTTTTTCCATTATAGTAAAACTGATTTTTTTGCAGTGTCTTGGATTAATTCCCAATAATTGTAACTGGCAAACTCTTTGTCTAAATCCAACTCTTTGTTGTAGGGATATTCCTCCATATATTCCGATTTAAAGAACATTCCCTTTATTAATCCAGTTGCCCCAGCATTATGATAAATGTAGCATTTCTCCCATTCTCTCACATGAGATGTAGCCCATGCAAATTCAAAGTCTTTATGAACAACTGTTTCAACTCCCATTTTCCATCCGTTCCATAAAACTGCCCACATATCAGCACACCAAATCTGCAAAGGATGATAAGATTGTCTCGCTTGTCCAGGTGGCATTGTTCTTCTATCAATTATTAATTTTTCATTGTTTAAGTCTGTTATCTCTTTGAATAACATCTCGGAGTCTCGTTCCACATTCTCCCAAAATACCCAATCGATGTTTTTCATAAGGTATTGAGCACCGATGCAATTCAATTCGTTCTTTTTTACAACGCTTTTCTTGATGCCTACTATCTTACACATTTTATCCAAAACATCCTTTCCCTTGCTTAAAATATAGTCATGACTAATGTAAAATCTTGTGTCGGAACCATACCATTTGTTGTCATATAAGAATGGACCAAATATCAATTGCTTAGTAAATACAATGTCGCAATCATGGTAAAATATGGCATCTTGTGATAAATACGGATGTTCCTTGAAATGTTGTTTTAGGATGTTTGGTCTTATAGATGAAACATAATATTTGGTTATTCGTTTGTCATCGTAAAAGAAAAATCTTGCTGCATAACCTTGAGCAAGTTTTGACCATTCTGGTGGAACAATGCCATCTTGTTTCCAACAAACAATGTCAACATAGTTTAAGTTGATTCCAACGCTAACAAAATTGTTCAACATGACCTCGACTTGCCATGCATAATATTTTGTCGCTGGTTGTGCGGACACATATCTTACAATCATACGTTTATTTTAACATGGGGAACCCATTACAATCGTGCTGCCTCCAATTGGAGGAGTTGGAATGCCACCAACTAAAATGTAAACATTGGTTGCATATCCAGATGAGTAACAGTACCCAGTATCAAAGTTAGTCTTATTTGTATTGTATTGCAAATAAATTGGATTACCAGCACAATCTCCAGCCTCAAAGTAAACATAGCCATCATCGGATGCAGCCCTATCAATTGAGGTAACTGTAACCAATAAATGATTACAAGTAATAGGAGCACCAGTTGTTGTGGTAGTGGTTGTAGTTGTTGTCGTTGGGGTACAAGCCGTGTCGTTATAACTTACCCCATAATCATCAATTTGAATAGCAGTTCCACTATTTGAAAACCACTGGTTTGCTCCAGGATATAAAGTCAAAGGAACAGTCGGACCGCCACTTGTTCCTTGATAGTAAGTATTTCCAGAACCCCAAATATTTGAATATGCCCATAAATAAATTGATGGAGTTGCATAACAAGCACCAATGCTGCTATTTCGACCAGTGTTAGTGTAAAAAGAGAACGGAGGCAATGCAATTGTTGTTGTCGTTGATGTAGTGGTTGTAGTCGTATAAGTACAAGAAACCAATCCACTTTTGCTTACAACAGTTCCATTGCTATCTCTAACTTGAACAACAAATTGATCCGATGGACCAGTTGAGTTCCTTAAACCTATTGAGCCAGTGTAAGGAGCCGTTGGACTTGTAATTACAAAAGGATTAGTTCCAATGCTTACATAAGCTCCAATGCTACCAACAAACCCAGCAGCAACCTCATAAACTCCAGTACCTCCAGAGATAGTGATTGTCGCCTTACCTAAGTATGTTGCACCTGGTTGAGTGTTATCACAAGTAATCGACAAAGATGTCGTTAATGGTGGCAAAGTTGTGGTTGTCGATGTTGTCGCTGGACATCCAGTTAACCCAGTTGCAGTGATGCTCAAAGCCGAACCGCCTGGATTGGTATATTGAATTGGAGGATCAATTCTCCATGTTTGACCAATTGCAGTAACTCGATCATTTAATGCAAATGTTCCGTTTACATAATCTCTTGAATATTCAATAGCACCAGTATTACAATTATACAATTTGTACCAAACTTGTGGTTGAGTTGTCGTTGATGTACTCGTTGTGGTTGATGTACTTGTTGTTGTTGATGTCGTGGTCGTTGATGTCGTGGTCGTTGAGGTACTTGTGGTCGTACTTGTTGTACTTGTTGTGCTCGTGGTCGTACTTGTTGATGTTGTTGTTGGAGTCGAATCCGTATAATATCGACCAGTGCCAGTTAAGTTAACATTGTAAGTTCCAATGTCCTTATAATTTCCACTAATTGAAAAGCCACCTATGAAACAATATCCGCTTATGTATTTATATCCATCAACTCCATTATCAATTTGGAATCGAGTCAAAAATGTAGTTCTATTCTTTTGTGCCAAAGCAATCTCATCGTAAGAAAACCCCTCAAGAGTAACAATTCCATCACAAGACATTGTCCAACTTGTGAGATTATCCTTAGGAACATTAAACCATGCATCGGTTGAAGATGCCACATTAATCAAATCAGTTTCACTTGAAAATGTGCAATTAGTTGAACAAGCAAATGGAGTCTCCGTTGCTGGAATTGTACTTGTATCTATTTTAAACAAGATTACATTAGTGCCATTTACTTTAACTGCCATAAGTCAAAGTTACTAAGTTATTGTGTAAGCCCCAACCCCTTGAAGTGAAACGGAATAAGTTGATATGTCCTTATATGGAGCATTGATTGAAATCGATGTAATTATAGCCGAACCCCCTAAAATAACAAATCCATCCGCCCCATTGTCAATGCTGAATTTAATGTTTATTGGAGTCCTTGCCAATTGAGTCGCTAACATATCAGCATAAGAATAACCAGCCAAAGTCACAATTCCCTCACAACTTACATTCCAAGAGGCAACATCTATTTTGTATTCCGTAAACCATGCCGATGACTGACTTGTCACATCTTTTTGGCTTACTTGCACATTAAAAGTGCAATTTGTTGAACACGCAAAAGCCGTATTGGTAGCACCAACCGACTTGTAAAGAATTATATTTTTGCCTTGAACTTTGTCTGCCATGATTGTAAAATTAAACTATTATACTGTTTGTGCCAGTTACATTTTGATTATAAGCCACCTCGTAAGCCGTTGTTGCAGTTATTGTCGTGTCGGATATTTGTAACAAAGTTGCTTGAGTTGTATCTTCAACATAATCAATTGTTGCATTCCCTAACATATATGAATAACTTTGAACATTTACTATTGCTGGATCAGTGTCGGTAGCTTTAAACAATTTAGATCCATTTAAAATGCCATTTGAAGTCGCAAAACTTGTTAAGCTACAATCTATGTTTATAATGTTTTTGCCATAAACGTTCATGTATTGTTGCATTAACATTTGAGCCAAACTTGGATATGTTCCAGCTTTACCATATTGGTACCAATCAGCAGCCTTTGAACCATCACTCAAAAGGAATATTCCAGCTTCCGTTGGATATGTACCATAAGGAGAATAATATCCATAAGCAATCTCAACATCTTTAACATATTGTTTTGAATTGTTTAAATATCCAGCATAGTCAACTTGGCTATAAACAACCCCAATTTCCAATCTAAAATCACTAACGGCAACAGTTCTACATGATATTGTTTGAAGCCAAAATTCAAACCCTAATTGCCCAGCGATTGGGGTTGATGGTACGCTAAAGCTAAATTCATTGATTGAGTTTGTTCCAGATGTTTGCGGTGGAACTTGGTAATAGTTTACACCGCCAGTATCTCTCCATTTCTTAGCATCCCCATCATAATAATAAGTCTGTAACCCATCATTAATTGTTAGGTAAACAAACCCTCTCATGTCATTTAATGTGAAATCTTGGCTCCTATATGTCCAACTAAATTTCAATGTTTCTTGTCCGTTTACTTTTGGTAAACCATTACATTTAAGGTTTGCATAGCCACCAGATGATCCACGATCCATGTAAATTATTGCAGATGTGTCGTTTGGATTGCTTACATAAGTAACAGATGCCCCAGTGCCAGAGGCAGCAACAGTCCAGTTTTGTGGTCTATTAGTTGAACCACTTGTCAAAGGTCTCAAGTTTCCATTTGAAATATAGTTATTACTCATCTCAACTCTCTTGGACTTTTGGACTCTATTATAACCTTTCCTAAATAATTTTGTTTGGCTATTATCAACAAAAAACAATCCACTTGTATTCCCAGAATATCCTTGAATTGTGCTTAATGTGTTAAATGTTCCACTTGTGCTTAATGTTCCAGTGTAATCATACTCACTATAAGCAACATTCTCATTGGCAAATTGATTAATAGAAACAATCCACCATTTGCCTCCAGCTTGGAAAACCCTACATCCCAAAGATTGCACAATGTTTCTAATCGTATTAAAACAATCTAAATAGGAATAGTTTTCATCAACAAATGTTCTATAAGGTAAATAAGTTTGATCAAATGGATCAGCACTTCCACTCGCCCCTCTATTTGTCATTCCAGTTGCATAAAAATTACAAGCCGTTCTAATATTTGGAGTTGTAGGGAAAGTCAGTTGATTAAATGCTAAAGCAATAAAATAAATAAGATTATTATTTAAGTTTATGTTTGTCGTGTCTGGTATTGGCAATGGCACATCTTGCAACATTCCTAATCCATCAACACAATCAAAAGACAATTCTTTTCTACCAGTTGAGAAAGACAAATCAACACTATCCGATAGTGCATAACCCACCCATTCAACATCTGTATTTAACAAAAGTTTAGCAAAATACTTTTTATCGTTCATTGTAACCAAGTTTGGCATATTAGCCAAATCATCGGTAACATCTATGGTAACACTTAATTGACTTGCAAATATTGGTTCGAATGGATCATCCGATTGAGGTAAATATTGCAATTGTAAACTCTTACCTGGATATTCATAAACAGTACCAGAATAGCCATCCTCTTGCAAGTATAAATAAGCCGTTTTGCTCGTTTTAGTGGCAAAAGTTATCTTGTATTTGTTTGCGTATGCCATTATGCTCCTCTCCTTAGATTTAATGAATAATTAGACCTTTGTAAAGCCAAAACTAAATCATTGCCCCTTAATACAAATGATCCACCTCCAGCAGCACCATTTCCACTCATTGCACCAGCATTAAAAGTATTTTTCATCATTGAACCTAATTTGCTTAAAGGCATTATTGCCTCTCTCTCGTTGCCCTCTCCAATCAATCCCCAAGATGGTCCATCTGTAATCCCACCCTCTGCATTCTTAGTTGTTGGGATTCCTAAAAGAGATTTAAAAATTCCTCCAAATCCTCCAGCAGATGCAGCCCCACCAGCACCAGGAAAGACAACATTTAAAATTGTAGCAAACACGGCAGCTTTAATAGCAGCGGCAGCGATTTGTTTTGCTAAATCCAAAAACATATTCCCCAAAGCCTCAAGAACTGGAGTTCCTTGTTGTAAGGCATCCCACATTCCCATGATTGCATTGGTTATTGTTGATGATAAAGTGTCGGCAAATTGCAACGCTTGTTCATTCAACTTATCGAAATTGTCTTGTGTATCTTTAAACCACTGATCTTGCTCTTTCTTTCCACTTGTAAATCCTAACTTACTTGCTGGTTTATTTTTATCCGTATCAGTTAAGAATGTGTCTCCTAATAAATTAGGGCGACCTCCAATGCCTAATTCTTTATCTTGCTTTCTTATTAATTCCTCAAGATCAGCATCATAAAGAACTGGCTCGGTAAACTTAAGTTTTGATTTTTTTTCTTTAACTTTTTTTGGAGCCGTTGTTGAAATTGTCATTGCATCCCCAGCATTAACCGACTCTTGTGTCAATTTCTTCAAAGAGTCCGTTAGTGTATTAACAACATTGGTCGATGTCTTAATCTCTTGTTGGTTCTTTTGTAATCCAGAGTCAATTAAGTTTAATGCAATCCCAACATTTGCCCCTCCTATATTTTTAAATGCACCAGTTACAACTTGTATTGATTTTTCCCAAATACTAAGTTTGTCAACTTGTTCCTCAACTGTTGCAATTTGATCTCTTGTAATTTTTGCTTGTTCTTCGGCAATCAATTTAGCATAAGCCTCAATCTTTGCCTTTCTTAATAAAGCCTCCGATATTTGATTAACAATATTAATCAACTTGGCACCATCTTCAATGTCAGTCTTTTGTAATTCAAGGTTACCCTTGTATGTGCTTTTTAATTGTTCTAATGCAGCTTGTCTATTTTTAGTTGACTCATTCACATTAGTTACAACCGCCAATAAAGCCTCGTTCTTAGCAATATCATCGGCAACAGATTTAACACTATCAGCCAATGCATCTCGCATCGCCTTTTGTGCTTTCTCAAAGTCCGACACCTTGAACATTGCCTCAACAATGGCATCTCCATATTTAACAATAACGGAAGATAAAACACCAACGGCAAGACCAACACCAGCTGGACCAACCATCGCCTCCCTTAAGGCTTTAAATGCCCCTCCAGACTCTTTTGTACGTTCTCCTAATCTTTGAAATGACTCCAACAATGGGTTGATGTTGTTGGCGATACCCATAAAACCATAAGGAGCATCTTGTGCAACTCTTGATAAGTTCATCAAGGATTGAGTTGCTGCATCGGTAGCTCCCTTATTTTGCACAAACTTGGTCTTTAAACCCTCTGTTGATTTGGCTAAATCTTCAATGGCTTTTAATGCCTCTTTGTTGTCAGCCGTTATAATGAGTTGTAACTGTTCTTGTGCCATTTGTTTTTAGTTTGCTCCGTACATTTTTAATGTTTCCATAAATTGATTTTGAGTCATCATCTCAACTTCCTCCCTTTCGACATCATCAATCTCTGGGATATGCCAAAACTCTCTCATCGATTTAGGCGACCTTTCTGCCGTGTTAGAAAGATAAACGATATAGGCAAGATTCCTTGTTCTTGCCCATTCGTTCA